CATGTCTGATTATGGTTTTGGAAATGTTCGTGATGTTCTACTTGGTAAAACTGATCAATTGATTCCTAACCCACAGAACTATGATAAGTTCTACCTTGAGAATCTTATTGGGTGGTGGAAGAAAAAATCCATAAATAGATTCGAACGACTTAAAGAAGAAAATTCTCTCCGAACTAAACTGGAAGTTTGGAATGAAAATACAATGAACACTATTGACATTATTAGGTAATTATTATGGGTCTTTCTAAAAATCAAATCAGTATAACTGAGGGACTAGATCGTTACGACAGTCCTGCTAGAGATGCAGTAAGAAAAACACTACCTGTTGTTTGGTCTGAAATTAAATTTCTAGGTGAACACCCCGATAAGTTTTCTGCTGATTTGATTGCATATGCAGAGAACGGAAAACCCCTGGCGTATGTAGAAGTGGAGTGTTCTACTATTTGGAAAACACATGAGTTTCCATTTAAGAAAATGAACTATCTGGAAGAGAGGAAAGGTAGATATCTATATGAACGTCCTTATACAGATCTAGAGTTTGTGTTTGTGATGTTTAATAATGACTTCACTAAAATGGGAGTTGTTAATCGTAGAAACATTCTAGAATCTCCTGTGGAAGAAATGGTAAGTAGTTGGAAGGGTAAGGAGAAATTTCGTCGTATCGAATTAGATAGAGTTTGTTTCTGTGATGTAATATGAACCTATTAGATTTTGCCGAAACTGATTTAACACCAGTTAAAACCAAAAGGATTTTGGTTTATCCGAACATTACATATTCTAAAGACTTAGAGAAAGACAGTTTCATTCAAGTCATTAAGAATATGATCTATGAGTTGAACAAAATTAGAAGTGATCTATACTTCTACATCATTGTTCCTCAGTTCCTCACTAGTTTGGATTATCCAAATGTGAGTCAGTTCTTTATGGACTTTCCCACATATCCACCAGTCATGAGATCTCACTTTGATGTACCAGAATTAAAGAAGATTGTATCTCATGATCTAGACATAGATTTAGTGTTCACTCATCTACCAGAACACACTCATGCAATAACTAACACTCTTTATAACATCACACATCATACTCCATCAATTTTTGGATACTGTCATTGGTTCGATTTGAGGGAGGTAGTTGCTTGGAATAAAGATAGTTTTCTCCAAAACATTTGTGGTATTTTGGAGATGGATAAGTGCTACCTGAATACCCAATACCAAAAGGACATGGTGCTCCGACAGGCCTCTGAGACCTTCAATTCCAGCACCGTGGAGAGACTTGATAAAATCCTTTCGGTTCAATATCTGGGGGTTCGAAAGGACGACGTGATCCAGAAGGTGAATAAAAACACCGATAAAACAATTGTTTTCAACCACCGACCAGATACTTATAAAGATTTTCCAAACTTTATGAAGTTGATGTATAAACTGCGTCAGCAACGTCAAGATTTTCAAGTTTGGATTCCACTACTGGACAAGAGTGAGGAGACCTGGATCCTGACGGATAAATTCGATAAATCTGGATATTATAAGAAACTCCAGGAATGTAGAGTGGGTTTCTCACCTAAACAGAAGTATGGTGGATGGAGTGTTTCAACCACAGATGGAATGATGAATGGTTGTCCGTTTATCATGTATGACTCTGATTACTACAGAGAACTAAATCCTCAGTCAGATTATTTTAAAAACAATGATCAGTCACTAGACTTGTTAAACAAGTATTTGGATGACAACAACTATCGAAATCTGAAAGCTGTTGAATGCCTAAATTATTGTGTCAGTAATTTGCTATATGAAAACCAGATTCTTGAAATGAGTTCTTATATTGATGCACTCATCGAAAAGAATAAAAAGATGGAAAGTGATCTAGTAAACAAAATTGTAGGTCATATTAAAAGTCATAAACAAATTACAAAGAGAGAATTGTTTTATAATTATCTAGGTTGGGGTAGGGGTATTAAGTTCACACCTTATCGTAGAGCACTAATGTCTCACCCAAACGTATTTGATGTGATGGACAAATATCCTACTTATCTTTGGGTTGAATGATGTTAGAGAAAATTTATATTCCTACTTTGGGTAGATTACACAACCAAGTGACTTACAATAATCTACCCCAAAGATGGAAAGATATTACTTACTTTGTGGTACAACCACATGAATATGAACTCGCTTGTAGTCTATATCCAAACGTTCTTTGTTTACCTGAAACTGTAAAGGGTATTGCAAAGACACGTAAATGGATAGTAGAGACTGCAGGCGATTCGTATTATGCAATGATGGATGATGATATTGATTTTCTGAAAAGAAATATCAATAGAGAAACTAAAAAGAAAATTGATGGTCTCCCATCAAAAGAAAAATTAACAGAGGAAGATTTCGAAGACCTTCTTGACAAAACCGTTAATAGGTGGTTTAATGAAGGGGTTACTGTCGGAGGTTTGACCTTTCATGCAATGTATCCAAAAGATTTTGATGAGAAAGACTTTGGAATTATCATTCAATGTTTCTTTGTAAATGGTAGTAATATTCCTAGGGAGAAACTAGACTGGTCTATTGAATTTGGAGAAGACCACCATTTCATTTTACAACTACTTAAGATGAAACTAAAAACTAGAGTTTCAGATAAGTATCTTATTAGTTCTAAAGAGTGGGCGCCAGGTGGATGTCAAGAACAAGGCAGGACACCAGACTCAGATAGAAAAGAACACCTTAAACTTATCGAAGCGCATCCTGGTATTGTAGAATGGTCTGGTAAAACAAGGAAACATAGTAAAGGTCATGATCATGCGGTAATTCGAATCAACTGGAAAAAGTGTTATAATTCTGGAACTGCAACATTGGAGAACTTTTTGTGATGCATGAACTCAAAGATTGGTTGAACTCTATCAACCAAACTAAGAAAAATATTATTGATGAAAACCCTGATTCTGAAAGAACATACAATCCCTATATTATTAATAGGTGTATGTCTGGACATATCGACACGATTCTCTGTGCAAATGAGATGAATTTAAATTCTCATCTGGACAAAAAGTTACAATATGATTTTTACATAAATATCATAAGACCAAAGAAAAGATATTCTCCTTGGTTGAAGAAGGAAAAATTTGATGATCTTTCCTTAGTAAAAGAATATTATGGTTACAGTGATGAGAAGGCTAAAAATGCTCTTAAACTCTTAAGTAAAGAACAAATTGATTATATTAAATTGAAATTGAATCGTGGAGGAAAAAAATGACTAACTCTGATAATTTTGCAGAATACAAATGGTCATCTGATAAGATGGTCGAAGTTGTTCTAAAGGAACCAGATGATTTTCTGAAAGTTCGTGAGACTCTTACTCGTATTGGAGTGGCATCAAGGAAAGAAAAGAAAATCTATCAATCATGTCACATTCTTCATAAACAAGGAAGATATTACATTGTTCACTTTAAAGAACTATTTGCACTCGATGGAAAGAGAGCAAATCTCTCTGTAAACGATGTTCAAAGACGTAATCGTATTATTCAACTACTTGAGGACTGGGGACTAATCGAAGTTTCTAACAAGGAATCTATTGCTGATGCTGCACCTTTGAGTCAGATTAAAGTAATCTCCTTTAAAGAAAAAGAAGAGTGGACTCTAGAATCCAAGTATAATATCGGTAAGAAAAAAGTTTCTGCATAAAAAGAGGGGGTCTTACGACCCCCTTTTATTTTATCCAAGAGTTGCAATGTAATATTGCGCTTCTTGGAGTCTCTTCTGTTTTTGAATTTGTTTACGGATTACATTCAACCAGTTCATTGTGATACCTCCTGATTCTTACAAGGACGGTATGCAACACCACGATATGTATTCTGTGGATGTGCTGGTGCATGAGTTTGTGAATACCACTTACGATATTCTTCTTTGGGTGTATCAGTATTATACTTGCACCCACGATAGGTTGCTTGTGACATTAGGGTTCTCCTTAAGTAAGTTAAAGAGCGTTCCTTCAGTCGGCTTTTGCGTCTATGTTACACTTCTTCGGTGTAATCTGTTTGATCTCATAGAGTAAATCATTCTTAGCTTGCACAGTTATTTGTGGATGAGATTTCACTCTTGACCACATTAATTGTGCTTGCAAACATGACAAAATAAGTGCTTCCATAGATGAACGATCCGTTCCGAGTCGGCTTACTTCCGTTCGCTATTTGCAAATAGCGAATGAACGTATTTGTATTTATATCTAAAGTCTATTTTTTGTGTATAAAACTTATTCCTAATATTGGGGTTACAATTAATGCGTAACACAGAATACCTAAACCAATGTTATTTTCTAAGATAGATTTTACTAGTTCTCTCATTCGTGCCACCTCTCTACATAATCATCAAATCCTCCTTTACCTCCACATGGTCTAGAGTAACGATCAACTGGGGGTTCGTTTGTTTTTTTCTGTGGAATATAATCAGTAATTAGTTTGGTGGTTCCCCACTGTTGTTTCATGTAAGTAACATCACGATCTGGATTTGGGTTCATTGCCATCTGTTTTCTCCTAAAGATAAAACAGAACTTTTAAGGAGGTTGCTATCTCCTGTTGCTATTTATTTTCGGACACCCGTATTATACTGTACGGTTTCCCCATAGACCATTTTTTGAAACTATAGTATAAATACTGACGAACGCCTCAATAGGGTTCAAAACTTCTCTCGCTTACTAAGGAGCAAAACAATGGAAACAAAAACTTTTACAGCACAAGACGCACTTAACTGGCACGTAAAATATACACCGTTCGCCGTTGGACTAGATGACATTTTCAACAGACTTGAGAACATGTCTGGTCATTCTACCAACTACCCACCATACAATGTAGTAAAAGAAGACTCTACAAAATACTATATTGAACTTGCAGTTGCAGGATTTTCTAGAGAAGAGTTAGATGTTTGGACTGAACAAAATGTTCTTACTGTAACTGCTTCTGTATCCAAAGAAGAAACAAAAGAGTACATTCATAGAGGATTAGCAAAGAGATCCTTTACGAGAACATGGCAACTCGGCGATGATCTAGAAGTTAGTGGAGTTAATTATGGTAATGGATTACTAACAATCTCACTAGAGAAAATCATTCCAGAAAAACAGAAAAAGAAAGTCTATTCTATTGATGGTTCAACTGAGAAAAAATTACTAACAGAGTGATACTTTAAGACCCTCAGAAGGAGGGTCTTTTTTATTATAAATATTTGATAACGGATATATTTTCTTAAAATGATTCGATTTAAGGATTTTAAGACTACCTTACAATATAATGACAAACTCAACACAAAATTTTGGCGTAACGAAAAACTACTAGGTAGTGTAAGGTCCGCTTTAATGAAAATAGCAAAAGAATGGGCAGAGTTTGCAAATATTCCAGAGTCTTCTATAAAAGATATTATTTTAGTTGGAGGTAATGCCAACTTCAACTATACTAAATACTCAGACCTAGATTTGCATTTACTTGTAGATAAATCTAAAATTGCTAATTGTCCAGACTTGCTGGATGATTACCTACGAGATAAAAAACAGTTGTGGTCTTTAACACATGACATCAAAATCTACGGTCATGATGTAGAATTATATGCAC